GAGCCTTCAACGCGCACGCCCTGTCCGGCATAGCTGATATTTTCAGGGTCATCAAAAACACCACGTATTACTGCGCCGGACCGCTCACCGGATGTCATGGTGGCTGACGTTCCCATGTACCCGCGTATCGTTTCATCGGCGCGGGCAATGGCAGCATCGAACAGGTTATCGAAATCAGCCACAGCGCCTCCCGTTATTGCATTCTGGCCAGGCCGCGCTCTGTCATTTCGGCTGCCACACCGGCAGAGACACGAAACGCCGTTCCCGGCAGCACAAATGCCACAGGTTCATCCCGCGTGACGTGAAGTGCATCAGTATGCAGCTTCACCAGTGCCACGACCGTGACCAGTTCAGACGTATCCAGAATCACGGTATCCGGCTGCGCTGATCCCACCTCATTTTCATGTCCGGTCAGCACATTTTCCCGGCTGAGAGGGGTGTCCTGACCGGCAGTTTCATCCGTGTCATCAAGCTCCTCTTCCAGCTCTGCCACACGGAGCGCCAGTTCTTCTTTCGTCCCCGTCAGGCTGACATCACGGTTCAGTTGTTCACCCAGCGAGCGGAGACGGGCAATCAGTTCATCTTTCGTCATGGACTCCTCCACAGAAAAACAATGGCCCCGAAGGGCCATGATTACGCCAGTTGTACGGACACGAACTCATCAGGGTCAGCCAGCAGCATCAGCGGTGCTGACTGAATCATGGTGAACTCACGCGCCGGATCGCCGGTGGTCACCCAGTTTTTCGGGTAACGGGCAGAGGCGTTAATGCCTTCGCGCTGTGCGTCCGCATCCTGAATGCAGCCATAGGTGCGCAGACCGCGTGCCTGAGTGTTCCCCAGCACCATCGTGTTGTCCGGCAGGAAGTTCTTTTTGACGCCGTTTTCCACGTACTGTCCGGAATACACGACGATGGCCACATCGCCATACATTCCCTTATAAGACACCGCTTTGCCCAGGTCTTTTACCGCTGTCTCCAGTTCGGAATGAGAGCCGCGACGGGTATCCAGCTTCTCCCTGACGGCTTTGAAGGAACGGAACAGCGCCCAGCCTTTCGGGTCAAACACGATGATATTCACCACGCCGCTGGCGTTCAGCGCGTAGGCTTCGATATCGTCGGTCGGGTCATACGTGGACTTGTCACGCTTGCTCCACTCCGTGCCGCCGGACTGCGTGATGTTGTTCGCCGCACTGCGGCCCATATCCACCTCAACCGGATCGAAGGCTTCACCGGTCATGGTGTATTTGCCCTTGAGCACGGCAGAAACTGCCTGCATCTCTTCGACCTGAGCAATGGCCAGCTCTTCGTCACGCATGTTCTGCATGATGATGCGACGGCGGCGGTAAGCCGGGTCCGCCAGATTCTGCGGATCTTCATCCGGCAGGCGACGCAGGGTCATCTGCGGATTCACTTCATGCTTCGGCTTGACATATCCCGGCGTAAATTCAGAGGTGGAGCCGCCACGGGAACGGATAACCTCACCAGAAACAATCGGCGAAACGTACAGCGCCATGTTTACCAGTCCCGGAATTTGTGAGAGATAGACTTTCTCCGTGGTGAAGGGATAGCTCTCACGGAAAAAGAGACGCAGAAACAGCGGATCAAACTTAAATTTCTGCTCATTTGCCGCCAGCAGTTGGGCGGTTGTGTACATCGACATAAAAAAATCCCGTAAAAAAAGCCGCACAGGCGGCCTTTAGTGATGAAGGGTCAGGTTAAACGATGCTGATTGCCGTTCCGGCAAACGCGGTCCGTTTTTTCGTCTCGTCGCTGGCAGCCTCCGGCCAGAGCACATCCTCATAACGGAACGTGCCGGACTTGTAGAACGTCAGCGTGGTGCTGGTCTGGTCAGCAGCAACCGCAAGAATGCCAACGGCAGCACCGTCGGTGGTGCCATCCCACGCAACCAGCTTACGGCTGGAGGTGTCCAGCATCAGCGGGGTCATTGCAGGCGCTTTCGCACTCAATCCGCCGGGCGCGGTTGCGGTATGAGCCGGGTCACTGTTGCCCAGCGGCTGGTAATGGGTAAAGGTTTCTTTGCTCGTCATAAACATCCCTTACACTGGTGTGTTCAGCAAATCGTTAACGGCATCAGATGCCGGGTTACCTGCAGCCAGCGGTGCCGGTGCCCCCTGCATCAGACGATCCAGCGCAGTATCACTGCGCGCCTGTGCACTCTGTGGTGCTGCGGCCAGAATGCGGCGGGCCGTTTCCACGGTCATACCGGGGGTTTCTGCCAGCACGCGGGCCTGTTCTTCGCGTCCGTGAGCCTCCTCACAGTTGAGGATCCCCATAATGCGGCTGTTTTCTGCCGCAACCGCAGCGGTGATCTGCGCGTTCACGTCCGGCTGCGCCGCGCTGGCGTTTTCGCCCTCCGTCGCTGGCACCACGCCAGTAACGTCAGCCTGCGAAGCAGTGGCTGAAACAGTTGTTGATTGAGTCTCTTTGGTCATTCGCCCTCCTGAGAGACGGGATTTACGTGCATCCAGTGCATCACGCATAACGGTGATCGCATCGGTGCTGTTGACAAGTTCATCAGCCAGTCCGGCATCAATGGCCTCCTGACCGCTGTACACTGCAGCCTCGGTATCCAGCACAGCCTGCACGGACAGGCCGGTATATGCCGACACCTTCTGCGCAAACATCCGGCGGGTTGCATCCATCCGGGACTGCAGTGTTTCCCGGACATCACCCGGTAGATGGCTGTAGGGGTTGCCATCCACCTTATGGCTGCCGCTGTAAATCAGCGTGATTTCCACGCCCTGTTTCTCCAGGGCAGCACCGTAATTACTGTGAGCCATCATGACGCCGATGGAGCCTGTCCGGGCGGTCTGCGTGACCAGACGCCGGGAGGCGGCGCTGGCAAGCAGCTGACCTGCACTGCAGTTCATGTCGTTGGCCAGCGCCCATACCGGTTTTATGTCTCGCACACGGGCGATGATGTCAGCACAGTCAAATGCTCCCGCCACCATCCCGCCCGGTGTGTCCATATCGAGCAGAATGCCGTCCACATCGGATCGCTGGCAGCCTGTTGCAGACGGGCGATAATGCCGTTGTAACCGGTCATTCCCGAATACGGCTGCAGCGCCCGCGTCCGGCTGACCAGCGTACCGGACACCGGCAGCACGGCGATGCCGTTCATGACCTGATAACTCCGGGCCTGTCGTGGTCCGTCATCATCACCGGATAACGCCAGCGACCGCGGGTGCCTCTCCGGCAGTCAGGCTGTCGCCGGATACTGCATCCGTCAGGCGGCTGATCCCAAGCTGGCCTGCAAGCGCACAAAAGAAAACCCGCGCATAGGCGGGTTCAAGCATCAGCGGCTCATTAAAAGCCATGCTGGCAATATGCGGGAGATTACGCAGCTCTGCTGTCACTCTTCTCCTCCTCTGTTGATTGTCGCAGCCCGGATTCAAATGCCGCAGCCGCCCAGGCGGGCGGTTTAAGACCAGCTGCGCGGCGCTCCATCGTTTCACGGACCTGCTGGGCAAAAATTTCCTGATAGTCGTCACCGCGTTTCGCGCACTCTTTCTCGTAGGTGCTCAGTCCGGCTTCTATCAGCATCACCGCTTCCTGAACTTCTTTCAGACCATCGATGGCCATACGACCGGAGCCTATCCAGTCGCAGTTCCCCCAGGCACTGCGGGCTTCCTGAAAGCTGAAGCGCGCTTTTGAAGGTAACGTCACCACGCGGCGAACGATGGCCTCTTCCAGCCAGCACAGAAACATCTGGCTCGCCTGACGGGATGCGACGAATTTTCGCCGCCCCATAAAGTACGCCCACGACTCGTTCGCACTGGCCCGTGCCGTGGAGTAGCTCATCTGGGCGTAATTCCGGGAAAGCTGCTCATACGAGACACCCAGCCCGGCAGCGATATACCGCAGCAGTGACTGCTCAAACACGGAGTAGCCGTTATCCGTGTCCTGAGCCGTCTGCAGGTTCAGTGAGTCCCCCGGCATCAGGTGCGGCACTTTTGCGCCTCCCAGACGGACCGGTGCTGCGGCGTAATACGCGGCAATTTCACCAATCCAGCCGGTCAGCCTTTCCCGCTGCTCCTGACTGTTCGCGCCCAGAATAAAATCCATCGCTGACTGCGTATCCAGCTCACTCTCAATGGTGGCGGCATACATCGCCTTCACAATGGCGCTCTGCAGCTGCGTGTTCTGCAGCGTGTCGAGCATCTTCATCTGCTCCATCACGCTGTAAAACACATTTGCACCGCGGGTCTGCCCGTCCTCCACGGGTTCAAAGACGTGAATGAACGAAGCGCGCCCGCCGGGTAACTCGCGGGGTATCCATGTCCATTTCTGCGGCATCCAGCCAGGATACCCGTCCTCGCTGACGTAATATCCCAGCGCCGCACCGCTGTCATTAATCTGCACACCGGCACGGCAGTTCCGGCTGTCGCTGGTATTGCTCGGGTTGCTGATGCGCTTCGGGCTGACCATCCGGAACTGTGTCCGGAACAGTCGCGAGGGACGGGTATCCCAGGTGGCCTGAACGAACAGTTCACCGTTAAAGGCGTGCATGGCCACACCTTCCCGAATCATCATGGTAAACGTGCGTTTTCGCTCAACGTCAATGCAGCAACAGTCATCTTCGGCAAACTCTTTCCATGCCGCTTCAACCTCGCGGGAAAAGGCACGGGCTTCTTCCTCCCCGATGCCCAGATAGCGCCAGCTTGGGCGATGACTGAGCCGGAAAAAAGACCCGACGATATGATCCTGATGCAGCTGGATGGCGTTGGCGGCATAGCCGTTATTGCGTACCAGATCGTCTGCGCGGGCATTGCCACGGGTAAAGTTGGGCAGCAGGGCTGCATCCACACTTTCACCCGGTGGGTTCCACGCCCGCAACTGCCCACCAAATCCGCTGCCACCGCCGTGATAACCGGCATATTCACGCAGCGATGTCATGCCGTCCGGCCCCAGAAGGGTGGGAATGGTGGACATTTTCATACATAAAATCCTGCTGGTCCCCTGCGTCGCTGTGTCATGCCGGTCTGCACTTCCAGCTCAGCAATGTATTTTTTCAGGTCAGACACGGAAGTGGTCGTAAACTCCACTCGCCGTCCGTCTTTCTGTACCGTTGCCACCCGTTTTCCTGTCATCAGGTCATGCAGTGCCGCACGGGCAGCGGCAAGTTCTTCCTGTCGCGTCATTCATCCTCTCCGGATAAGGCACGGGCGTATTCTGCCAGTGTTTTCTTGTTGGTTGCTGCACCATCCTCTTCCTGCAGGCTCGCCAGCAGTGCACTGAGATCCAGCTGCCAGCGGGAAATACTGATGCGCAGCGCCGCCAGCGCATAAACGAAGCAGTCGAGCGCCTCATTGCGTCGCTTTTTGCTGTCCCACAGTATTTTTTTCCTGCCATCCACCCATTTTTCGACCTGCTCTTCAGCAGTCAGTTGCTGCGCTTCGGTCAGATCAAAAATATCCGGGTTATTCGGGAAGTGAACGGCACCGGGAAGCGGTTCATCCCCTTCCGGCGTCAGTGTGAAGCGGTTATAAATCTGCTCTTTCGCGGTATCCGTACCGATTTCGGTAAGGTAAACCCCGTTTTTGTTTCGCTTACGTGGCATGCTGGCCACCGGCTTTCCGTAGACGGATGCCCCTTTAATGGGGATCACCCGGAACAGCCCATGCTTTTTCGAGCGTTCATACACAATAGTCGGGTCAATCCCGCCAGTATCCCAGCAGATACGGGATACCGACATTTCTGCACCATTCCGGCGGGTATAGGTTTTATTGATGGCCTCATCCACACGCAGCAGCGTCTGTTCATCGTCGTGGCGGCCCATAATAATCTGCCGATCAATCAGCCAGCTTTCCTCACCCGGCCCCCATCCCCATACGCGCATTTCGTAGCGATCCAGCTGGGAGTCGATACCGGCGGTCAGGTAAGCCACACGGTCAGGAACGGACGCTGAATAATGCTCTTTCCGCTCTGCCATCACTTCAGCATCCGGACGTTCGCCGATCTTCGCTTCCCATGTCTCACCGAGCGTGGTGTTCACGAAGGTTTTACGTTTTCCCGTATCCCCTTTCGTCTTCATCCAGTCTTTGACAATCTGAACCCAGGTGGTGAACGGGCTGTACGCCGTCCAGATGTGAAAGGTCACACTGTCAGGCGGTTCAATCTCTTCACCGGATGACGAAAACCAGAGAATGCCATCACGGGTCCAGATCCCGGTCTTTTCGCAGATATAACGGGCATCAGTAAAGTCCAGCTCCTGCTGACGGATGACGCAGGCATTATGCTCGCAGAGATAAAACACGCTGGAGGGATCATCCGGCGTCCATTTGAGGCCAAACGGCGTCTCTTTATCGCCAAATTTAAGGTACTGCTCCTCCCCGCAGTGCGGGCAGGCAACATGAAAACGCATAAAATGCGGGGATTCACTGGCTGCACGCTCAATCTGGCAGGTGCCTCTCACTTTGGGCGTGGAGCCACGGATGGACTTTGGCCAGACCGAGCCTTCAATACGCTTATCGCCCAGGAACGTCGGAGAGCCTTCCTGTTCAATATCCTCATCAAAGGCAGCAAGTTCATCATAACCCGCCACATCCACTGACTTTTCACGGTAGTTTTTTGCCGCTTTACCGCCCAGGCACCAGAAGCCACGCCCATTGGTGAAACGCTTCATGGTGAGCGTGTTATCCCGGTGCTTTTTGCCATACCACGGGGCCAGCGCCAGCAGCGACGGAATATCACGAATAGTCGGCTCAACGTGGGTTTTCATAAAGTTCTCGGCATCACCATCCGTCGGCAACCAGATAAGGGTGTTGCGCTGCTTATGCTCTATGAAGTAGGCATAAACACCCAGCAGCATTTTGGAATAACCAACACGGGCAGACTTCACCACATTCACCTCGCGGATGTAGTCACTGCCCATCGCATTCATGATGGCCCGCTGAAAGGGCAGTGTTTCCCAGCGCCCTTCCTGGTATGCGGATTCTTTTGGGAGATAGTAACTGGCATCCGCCCATTCAACGGCGGTCTGTGGCTCCGGCCTGAACAGTGAGCGAAGCCCGGCGCGGACAAAATGCCGCAGCCTGTTAACCTGACTGTTCGATATATTCACTCAGCAACCCCGGTATCAGTTCATCCAGCGCGGCTGCTTTGTTCATGGCTTTGATGATATCCCGTTTCAGGAAATCAACATGTCGGTTTTCCAGTTCCGGAAAACGCCGCTGCACCGACAGGGGGATCCCGTCGAGAATACTGGCAATTTCACCTGCGATCCGCGACAGCACGAAAGTACAGAATGCGGTTTCCACCACTTCAGCTGAGTCTCTGGCATTCTTCAGTTCCTGTGCGTCGGCCTGCGCACGCGTAAGTCGATGGCGTTCGTACTCAATAGTCCCTGGCTGGAGATCTGTCTCGCTGTCCTGCCTCAGTTCTTCAACTTCCCGGCGCAGCTTTTCGTTCTCAATTTCAGCATCCCTTTCGGCATACCATTTTATGGCGGCGGCAGAGTCATAAAGTACCTCATTACCCTTGCCACCACCCCGCAGAACGGGCATTCCCTGCTCCTGCCAGTTCTGAATGGTACGGATACTCGCGCCGAAAATGTCAGCCAGCTGCTTTTTGTTGACTTCCATTGTTCATTCCACGGACAAAAACAGAGAAAGGAAACGACAGAGGCCAAAAAGCCCGTTTTCAGCACCTGTCGTTTCCTTTCTTTTCAGGGGGTGTTTTAAATAAAAACATTAGGTTACGGCGAAGAAGAACGGAAACGCCTTAAACCGGAAAATTTTCATAAATAGTGAAAAACCGCGAGGTCGCCGCCCCGTAACCTGTCGGATCGCCGGAAAGGACCCGCAAAATGATAATAATTATCATCTACATGTCACAACGTGCATCTACGCCATCAAACCACGTCAAATAATCAATTATGACGCAGGTATCGTATTAATTGATCCGCATCAACTTAACGTAAAAACAACTTCAGACAATACAAATCAGCGACACTGAATACGGGGCAACCTCATGTCAACGAAGAACAGAACCCGCAGAACAACAACCCGCAACATCCGCTTTCCTAACCAAATGATTGAACAAATTAACATCGCTCTTGATCAAAAAGGGTCCGGAAATTTCTCAGCCTGGGTCATTGAAGCCTGCCGTCGGAGGCTAACGTCAGAAAAGAGAGCATATACATCAATTAAAAGTGATGAAGAATGAACATCCCGCGTTCTTCCCTCCGAACAGGACGATATTGTAAATTCACTTAATTACGAGGGCATTGCAGTAATTGAGTTGCAGTTTTACCACTTTCCTGACAGTGACAGACTGCGTGTTGGCTCTGTCACAGGTTAAGTAGTTTGAATGATTAGCAGTTATGGTGATCAGTCAACCACCAGGGAATAATCCTTCATATTATTATCGTGCTTCACCAACGCTGCCTCAATTGCCCTGAATGCTTCCAGAGACACCTTATGTTCTATACATGCAATTACAACATCAGGGTAACTCATAGAAATGGTGCTATTAAGCATATTTTTTACACGAATCAGATCCACGGAGGGATCATCAGCAGATTGTTCTTTATTCATTTTGTCGCTCCATGCGCTTGCTCTTCATCTAGCGGTTAAAATATTACTTCAAATCTTTCTGTATGAAGATTTGAGCACGTTGGCCTTACATACATCTGTCGGTTGTATTTCCCTCCAGAATGCCAGCAGGACCGCACTTTGTTACGCAACCAATACTATTAATTGAAAACATTCCTAATATTTGACATAAATCATCAACAAAACACAAAGAGGTCAGACCAGATTGAAACGATAAAAACGATAATGCAAACTACGCGCCCTCGTATCACATGGAAGGTTTTACCAATGGCTCAGGTTGCCATTTTTAAAGAAATATTCGATCAAGTGCGAAAAGATTTAAACTGTGAATTGTTTTATTCTGAACTAAAACGTCACAATGTCTCACATTATATTTACTATCTAGCCACAGATAATATTCACATTGTGTTAGAAAACGATAACACTGTGTTAATAAAAGGACTTAAAAAGGTTGTGAATGTTAAATTCTCAAGAAATACGCATCTTATAGAAACGTCCTATGATAGGTTGAAATCAAGAGAAATCACATTTCAGCAATACAGGGAAAATCTTGCTAAAGCAGGAGTTTTCCGATGGGTTACAAATATCCACGAACATAAAAGATATTACTATGCCTTTGATAATTCATTACTATTTACTGAGAGCATTCAGAACACTACACAAATCTTTCCACGCTAAATCATCACGTCCGGTTTCTTCCGTGTCAGCACCGGGGCGTTGGCATAATGCAATACGTGTACGCGCTAAACCCTGTGTGCATCGTTATTAATTATTCCCGGACACTCCCGCAGAGGAGTTTCCCTGTCAGGGCTGCGGACATAGTTTGAACCGCCCCGGGTTTCCTGGAGAGTGTTTTATCTGTGAACTCAGGCTGCCAGATCATCGTTTCCGATGGAAGCATAATAAGCTTTTTCTGCTTCTGCCGGAGGAGTATGGCCCAGCCTTCCCAGCAATCGTCGATTGTTATACCAGTCCACCCACGTTAGTGTGGCCAGTTCCACTTCTGCACGGTTTTTCCAGCTCTTACGGTGTATTACCTCCGCTTTGTAAAGACCATTGATGCTCTCAGCCATCGCGTTGTCATACGAGTCGCCTGTACTCCCTGTTGATGCCAGTAATCCGGCTTCTTTTAGTCGCTCCGTATAGGCCAGTGACACATACTGAGAGCCTTTATCGCTGTGATGGATGGTGCCAGACGGACGACGGGCCCACAACGCCTGCTCCAGCGCATCCAGCACGAATGTCGTTTCCATAGACGATGAGACCCGCCACCCCACGATGTATCCGGCAAACACATCAATGATAAACGCCACATAGACGAAGCCCTGCCATGTGCTGACGTAAGTAAAATCAGCCACCCACAGCTGGTCAGGTCGTTCTGCCACGAACTGACGGTTTACGCGGTCGCCTGCGGCAACGGCTTTCCGGCTGATGGTCGTACGGACCTTTTTACCCCGGAGAACACCGGCAAGTCCCATAACCGCCATGAGACGTGCCACTGTACATCTGGCCACCCTGATTCCTTCCCGTAACAACTGACGCCAGACTTTACGCACACCGTACACCTGATGATTTTCATCGTATACGCGCTGTATCTCTCTCTTCAGCCAGTCGTCGTGCTGCGCACGGGCACTGCGTTTATCCGGATGATGTCGCTGTTGCTGACAATGGTAATACGTTGACGGGGCAATATGCAGTTCGCTGCATACCGGTCCGACCCCGTACTGCTCACGCAGCTTATCCAGCAGTGGCATCATTTTTTCCAGAGGCGGTCGAACTCCGCCTTCGCAAAATAAGCGGAAGCCTGGCGAAGGATATCGTTACTGCGGCGCAGTTCACGATTTTCACGTTCCAGCTCTTTCAGACGCTGACGTTCAGCGCTGGTGAGCCCACCATCACCGCCCCCGGTATCCCGCTCATGCTGGCGAACCCAGACACGCAGAGTCTCCGGCGTACAGCCAATCTTTGGGGCAATGGAACAAATTGCCGCCCACTGTGAGTCATATTCATCCTGACTTTCCAGAACCATACGAATCGCCCGCTGACGGACTTCGGGGGAAAAACGAGTATTTTTAGTCATCCTGTTTACCTCTTTCTCAGGGAGTTTAGTCTCCAGGATTTCCGGGGCGGTTCAGTTAATCCGGGAATACAGTGACGATCCTTCGCATCTGACATACATTAATAAATATTAACAATATGAGATTTCAACTCATTGTTTAGGGTTTGTTTAATTTTCTACACATACGATTCTGCGAACTTTAAAAAGCATCGGGAATAACACCATGAAAAAAATGCTACTCGCTACTGCGCTGGCCCTGCTTATTACAGGATGTGCCCAACAGACGTTTACTGTTCAAAACAAACCGGCAGCAGTAACACCAAAGGAAACCATCACCCACCATTTCTTCGTCTCTGGAATTGGGCAGAAGAAAACTGTCGATGCAGCTAAAATTTGTGGCGGCGCAGAAAATGTTGTTAAAACAGAAACCCAGCAAACATTCGTAAATGGATTGCTCGGTTTTATTACTTTAGGCATTTATACTCCGCTGGAAGCGCGTGTGTATTGCTCACAATAATTGCATGAGCTGCCCATCGATATGGGCAGCTCTATCTGCACTGCTCATTAATATACTTCTGGGTTCCTTCCAGTTGTTTTTGCATAGTGATCAGCCTCTCTCTGAGGGTGAAATAATCCCGTTCAGCGGTGTCTGCCAGTCGGGGGGAGGCTGCATTATCCACGCCGGAGGCGGTGGTGGCTTCACGCACTGACTGACAGACTGCTTTGATGTGCAACCGACGACGACCAGCGGCAACATCATCATGCAGAGCATCATTTTCAGCTTTCGCATCAGCTAACTCCTTCGTGTATTTTGCATCGAGCGCAGCAACATCACGCTGACGCATCTGCATGTCAGTAATTGCCACGTTCGCCAGCTTCAGTTCTCTGGCATTTTTGTCGCGCTGGGCTTTGTAGGTAATGGCGTTATCACGGTAATGATTAACAGCCCATGACAGGCAGACGATGATGCAGATGAGCAGAGCGGAGATAATCGCGGTTATTCTGCTCATACCTCACTCTCTCTGACCGTTCCGCCAGCTTCTTTGAATTTTGCAATCAGGCTGTCAGCCTTATGCTCGAACTGACCATAACCAGCGCCCGGCAGTGAAGCCCAGATATTACTGCAACGGTCGATTGCCTGACGGATATCACCGCGATCAATCATAGGTAAAGCACCACGCTCTTTAATCTGCTGCAATGCCACTGCGTCCTGGCTTTTGGGGGAGAAGTCTTTCAAACCAAGCTGTTTACGGTAAGCATCCCACCAGCGTGAAAGAAGCTGATAACGTCCGGCGGCTGTTGATTTGAGTTTGGGGTGTAGCGTGACAAGTTTGCGAGGGTGATCGGAGTAATCAGTAAACAGTTCGCCGCCAACAATAACATCATAACCGTGGTTACGTGTCGGTTGTCGCCCGTTATCCGTTCCTTCTGACCACGCCAACATATCGAGGAAGGCTTTACGCTGAGGATTAAGATTTTGCATTTTTCACCCCTGTCAGTCGTTCCCAGAAGTACGTCAGTGCAACCGAACCCATCGCACCACTAATCCCCGCTGTCGCGAGAATCATGTAAATACTGAATCCACTTTCGATGCTGATCAGGCCACCAATAACACCGGTGAATCCTGATACCACTATTTGAGCCAGAGCATTTATCCAACTCCACGTTGCTTTACTCTGCTTCACATCTATCAGGTAGCGGACCAGACCGCCCCAACCTGCGATGATCAGCAAAACGAGCCAGAACGCTCCGGCAAGGCTCTCTTTTTCGTGCATATGAATAGCCAATGTTTCGCCGCCGACAAAAGGCCGGGACGTTAAATGTCAGAAATCAGGCTCACGGGGTAATTTAACGACAAAGCACGGAGTTGATGCTCCCCACAAGCCTGGAATAAAAAAGCCAGCATGTAGCTGGCAACAGAGGGCTAAGCAATATCAACTCAACAGCTGAAGACCCCCTGGCTGGGGTAGGTTGGAAGGCTACTCACCGTTCAGAAACAGAAAAGCCCAAGGCTTTAAACCTCGGGCTTGAATTTGGATTACTGCCAGTGCGTACAACATTGGCAAAATATCAGATTTACATAAAATATATGATTTTTAATCCAGTTTTGCAATATCTTGCTGTGAAAATGTGGTCTTTTGTTTTGAACGTGTTTTCGTTAAAAGCAATAAAGCTTGGCTATCAAGCTGTAGAAAAATGTGTTTCATTGCAACCCAGCGTTCAGTAAATGTCTCAGACCAGTTTTTTGATGTCACTCCCACCAGTGATGCCAGCTCCTGGTATTCATAGGTCTTACGCCCTGCCAGCTCGTTCTTCACATCCTGTGCCGCCAGCCAGATCAACTTCTTCAAACGTTCCAGTGTCTTACCTGCAATTTTCCTGGTACCCAACAGAGTCTTAAACTCGCTCCATGCCCACTGCGTTATGGTGACCTGATGTTCCCAGCGAACACTTTCGCTGTAACTCCACAGCAACCACGCTTTCTGATGTTCTTCGAGAGACAGAACCGCGCGGCGCCATGACGAGGTTGAGAACTCAACCTGGCTGACCAGTGCAATGGATGAACCTTTTGCGTACGACTGCTTACCGGAAATCGGCGGATTATCCAGCGTAATCATCCTGCCAGTTACCTCATCCAGAATGCGCGGCTTCTTTCGTTTGTATGTACCAGTATCAAATTGTGCATGCTCCAGCCAGGCTTCAAGCTGTCCTTTCGTTGCTCCGCTCAAATCAGCGGTAGCCACAATGAGTTGCTCGCGGACATACTGTAAATATTGGGTATTCATGCGGCAGCTCCTTTCAGTGTTTTGGCGTAATTCTTCAGTATCCGGTAATCGGTCAAAACAGAACCAGGAAAACGATATAAGCGCAGGCGCATCCAGCGGTGGCGAAGACGTTCTGCCATATAAGACTCAAACATCATTCATTCCCCAGTTCGGTGATGGTCAGCTCCAGCTTCCCACCTTTGGTAACGGGCATCTTCACAACACGGTAATCAACGACCTGAGCATCATCCAGCCAGAAACCTGCTTTGGTGAGTGCGTCAAAAGCGGCTTTTTGCAGATTATCCAGGTCACGGCGACGGCGATCCGGCATGTGGCACTCAATACGGATTTTCACTGGCATAGCCAGGCCGATATCCAGCATGGAGCCTTTGATGATTCGGGCGACGTTATCACGGTATGCCTGCCCTTCTGCGCTGATGTGCGTGCGCCCGCGATTATGCCGGTAGTAGCGATTATTGCTCGGAGGCCAGGGTAATGTGATGCTGTAGGTATTCACGCCTTAATAACCCCCTCTTTCAGCCAGATAACCTGTGTTCTCGCCATACCTTCCAGCGCGCATTCTTTTGCATATGCAGCATCGACAAAATGTGTGCGGCGGTCGATTTCGTCGTGGCAGGCAGAACATGCAATGGTGGCAATCAAGTCTGGCGGTTTGGTACCGGTGCCGCACAATCCAGTCAGCCGGATATGTGCCAGTACAGACGTTTCAGGGTTGCCATTACATACGCCAGGGATTCTTACTTGGCATTCCCGACTACGCGCTGCTTTTCTCAAATCAGCCATGATTCCTCCTTGCTGCCAGTCGCAACCATTTTTTATCAACCAGGCTGGCGGTATATCCGAGCAGTGTTGGTATTTCGGATGGCTTCAGCTCAGGTTTACGCTTACGACGATTTGGTACTTTGTAGATGTGTCCGTTCATGACACGAATAAGCGGTGTAGCCATTACGCCTCCTGCTTGTCACGCAGCAGCTGGAACTCGCAGCTCTGTGGAATAGTCAGGTGGCAGCCAATATTCATCGCCCAGGCTTCAACCTTACACAGGAAGACATACATCTCTCCGGTACCAAGATCGGAGGTATGGCGTAACGACTGGATAGTAGTGATTTCGCCGGTTACGACATCAACCAGGTCCTTGGTTTCATAACCGAGGTATGTGTGTTTGAGAGCATCTTTTACCCATGCTGAAGTAGCGAACGATTTCCCCCTGCTGATGAGGTATTCACTGATTTCGCTGTACCACATGTGGCTGAGTGCATTCTGGGAAAGACTGCGTCTCTCGCGCCACGGTTTAAGCACCATGCGAAAGCATTTGCCGTCTTCCAGATAAGTCTGGATCTGCTGACCGACAGCGGTGAAGTTACCGCGATGTAATTTGATGCCATCTTGTGGGAGGTTCACGCTTCACCTCCGCAGAGATCAAACGCTGGATGCAAGACATCGCAGGTGCATTTCTGCATCTGTGACAAGGTAAGGAGTTCAGATTGTGGTCGCATTTAAGTCCCCTTAAATGCGCAGAAGTCACCGGAGTTGTTCAAGCTCCGGTGACATTATTATGGAAGGTTGATACTAAAAAATCAAAAATTGAATATCATTGGCGATAGTCTAGCTTGTGATATCCACAAGCTACTTCAATGAAGCGACGAGTAACATTTTGTGTCATCCATGTTTTTTCAGTTAAGTGCCACACCCAGTTCAAAATTTGCTGATGTGTTGAACATGTACTAAGCGGGATGTTGTATTCATAAGCAACATTGATTCCGCAAAATCGGTGTCGTGTCATGACCGATTCACGTTGACCTGCGCCCTGTTGAGTGCCTGGGGATATTCTTGCTCGATAGTTAATATCATAGTAGTTACTTTACTTTCATACCATAGCACGGTTGAAAAAGTGATTATTACTCAAAAATAAACCTCACCATCAACCATATATTTGAGAGCACTTATCGCCTGCTGGGCGGATATTACTTTCATTAAAGGATAGTGTTTAAAAACAATGCCATTCATAAAATAGATATCACAGGTTTTATTATCCGTATTAATTATGATTTTTTCGAATATTTTATAGGCAAGTGTACGGCATAACTCTCGTCCATTTTTACTGGTTAAGTCAATAGCATAAAAATCACTGAATGAATTTACACCTTTACTCTTCAAAGTTTTCAATGATACCAAAGCTCTTCGTAATTCCTTATCTAATAGTCTTATTTTCTCTGCTATAGCGGTAACTTCAGGCGCGACAGACAATGCAACGATTAAATTATTAATTTTCATCTGAAGCTCAATAATTTTTAACTCTAAAGTTTCATTAGCATCTTTCTCGTTTTCAACTGGTTGAATTTTGCTACAATTAAAAAGCAATTCATTAATGATATTATAATCAACCAAATCTCTCTTTATTGATGGCCTGTCACATCGATGTAATCTTCTCATCGGACAAACATAATAGCCATGCAAACTTCCAGATACCGCATGAACAATCATGGTATTACCACAAGCCTCACACTTCATAACTGTTCGAAGTAGATTTATTAGCATAGGATTCTTGCTACTATTGCTAATACC